AGATACAATACATTCTTCTAATAATTCAAATTTTAATCCGTCTAAACCATATTTTTTTACAAATCGATTAAGTTGTTTATTATGATGTCTATTATTTTCTAAAGCACTTTTATGTTCTTTAAATCTTTTATATAAATCATGAGCACTACCCACATAATATTTCTTATTAATATTATTTGTTATTTTATATATCCCGCTGTTGATTTTGAAATCAATCAAATATTCCATAATTATTATTTATCATAAATATATGGATTTTTTACTTCATGTAGACAGTTATATCACTTAGAATGCTTTGTTCAATGTTCATAATTTTTCTTTTGTTTTATTGCGGTGTACTATTTAATTCAAAAAACTTTTGGCGAAGTTGCTGTTTATCAAAAACATCTATCTGTCCAGGAATAACATTATTTTTAGGTTGTGTTGTTGGTTCTTCATCATCAACTATGCTATCGTCAACCTCAAAGTGACCGTTTGCTGTGTTTACTCTAACCGAGAAGGTTAAACCATCCATTCCGTACCTATTTTTCATAATATGAAACCTACCAGTGCCATTAACTTTATCTTGACGTTTACGTGAGAGAGATATCGCTATATCAGTGATCATTATTTTATCATATGATCCTGCGGCTTTATCACCCTCAATAATATCGTCTTTTGCACCTGCACGATTAACTTGAGAAACCGACCAAATTGGCAGATTTAATTCTCTTGCTAAACCTTTAGTGCCAAGATAAATATCATCAATTTCATCCTTTCGCTCACGATTATTTCTTTTTGATCTCAACAGATCAACATAATCTATAATAATCAAATCAGGTTTGAATCCTAAATCAATACATTTTTTAATGTGAGATTCTAATGTAGAAATTGTTGCTTTGCCTGGTGAGTATTCTCTAATAATAAGTTTACCGGGTAATTCAGCAATTGTTTCTTCTACTTTGGTTTTATAACGAGTAATTTTACTAACATCTATTTCTGTAAAAAACGCATCATAACGTCTTCCAACATAATCTGCACCTAATTCTAATGTGTAATGTATAACATTATATCCCATTTTTACAGCATGGCCTCCTAAAGCAATTAAGGACCAAGATTTACCTCCACCAGGATTACCAAATATCAAGCCAAAATCACCCCCACCTATTCCACCTTGAAGCAATTCATTGAATTTATCCCAAGGAGTAGCAATAGGTGTTCTATGTTCTTCTCTATAACGCGATTCTGTGTCTTTTTCATATTCATGACCTATGTTTTTGTCTTGGCCTGCTTTTAAAGCATTATCAACCAAAATTCTAATAGAATCATAATCACCAGCATTTAATAAATCAACACTACCTAATAGTGCTTTTTTCAATTGTTGGTTTTTACAAAAATTCCCAAATTCTTCTTCAACATATTTCAAATCCTCGTCTGAAGATTTATATGCTTCTTTAAGTTGTTCTTTTATAGATAATTGTAATACTTCATTATCAATTTTTTTCAATTCTACTTTCAATACTTCCATTGAAGGTACAGTGTGATATTTTTGATAATATTTTAATACTTCTCTAATAATCCATTTTTGGGCATTATTATCGAAATATTCTTCACTTAACACATCGTGAATGTTTAATAAAAATTCTTTGTGTGTTAATAATGAGGACAACACTTTGATCTGGAATCCTGGTCCATACTGTGATAAATTTATTAATGTCAAAACTATTTATTTTTAAAATGTGATTGTAAATAAAATATTTAATATTTTTTATTTTTGATTTCCCGGTAATATTAGTGATAAATTTTATTTTTTTAAATGATAAATAGTTATATATCTACCACACTATCTATTTTTATGTCTCCTTTTAAATTTAATTCAATACCACTATAATTGTTTAAATTTAATAATTTTTCAATATCATCTAACGAATACATATACCAATTAATTACTTTATCATAATCTTGAGGTTTAATTATAAATTTAACTTGAAATTTATTTTTTTTTAATGGTTTGTCAATTAAAATTGAAGGATAACTATAAGTAGGATTAGATTTAAAATATTCTTTAGTTTCAAAAGGAAATAAAAGTTTATTTAAATATCCTACAATACCTTTTGGATATTTTTCAATTAATTTATTAATAAATTCTTTTTTAAGTATAGGTAATTCAGATTGTTTTTCTTTTACTTTTTTTTCTAAATCATTATTTACTTTATAAGGTATATTTTTTTCTTTTAAAAAGGATACTGTTTTTTTAACTTTTGATTTTTGTAAAGTATTCATTAATATTACTTCCTTTAAATAATATAATATAGGAATATATGGATCATTAGTATAAAGTACAGTTTCTTCATATGGATCCCCATAAGATATAACTTTATAATCTTTTAATATTTTTTGTTTATCAAGTACTAAAATACATTCATCCGTTGGATCGTCTCCACCAAATCTATTATTATCTTGAGTAAAAAATATTACATTTTTATATTCAGGTAAAATTCTTAATTTATCATAATTAAAAAAATAATTAATATTATTACTTTTAAGTTTATTAGATTCTATAATTTTTATACAGGATGTATATGAAGTCCAATGATATAATTCATTATTATTTACTCCCTCTAATAAATCAATTAATTTAATCATACATATAAATATTGATAAATTTATTAATGTCAAAACTATTTATTGAAACTATTTAATACTTTGAATGTATCGTTTAACCAATACTCTTTATTTTTAATTAAATGACCTAGGCCATCTTCACTGTAATATCGTAAAAATCCTTCAATATTCAAAGAAGGAACTTGTTCTTCTACAATTTCTTCTAAAAATTCTTTTTCTACATCACCTAATAATGGATTTTTTAAGTTCATTATCTTAAAATTAGTCTCTAAACGACTTCTATCCATTACCACCCTAGAATAAACAACGTGTTCTTTATATTTAGAAGCACTTAATTCAAATAAATCATCTAAACTCATAGGTGTAGTCTGTAGTTCAGGAAATTTTTTAAATATTCCTTTTTCACCTAATCCTTTTACACCTGGTATTTTATCTGAATTATCACCTAAAAGTGTTTTGTATAAAATAAAATTTTCAGCTAATACTCCGAATTTGTTTTTAATCATTTCGCGGGTATAAAATTCCTTTTCAGTGGGACGATAAACAATAACGTTTTCATTTATTAACTGTAAGAAATCTTTATCACTTGAAACAATATATACTTTAGAGCCACATTTTTTAGGTAAAATATCGCTGTAATAAGCGATAATATCGTCGGCCTCAACTTTATCAATGGAAATGGTTTTAACGGGTAAACAATCCAGATAATGTATTAATCTGCGAATTTGATCTACTTTAGCATCATTTTCATCTCCTAAATTTTCAAATACATCCCAATTTGTAATACGAGTTATGTGTCGGCCGGATTTATATTCGGGGAGTAGATTCTTCCTGCTTGAGGAAGAACCTATTCCGTCGAATACAATATACATTGCTGTAGGTTGAATTTGATGTATCAAAGCACCTAAAGATCTTATAAAACCTCCTAAACCACCGATATGTGACCCTTTATCATTTATGAAATTTATCATAGCAAAGTTTCTCAAAAACAGATTTAATCCATCTATTAATAAAACTCGGTCATGTACTTTATCATCGGTTATTTCCTTCTCAGACATATTGTTAAGAAGTTTTAATAATTCTTTATTCTTCATCTTCATCAAAATCTGTGTTTAGTACATTTAAATTTTCTTCCCATTGTGAATTATCTTCTTGGATATCGTAAGTACCTTTTCCTAGAATACCAACCCATTCACTTGAATGTTGATCTTTATATTTTTTAATTACATTTGGATCATCCTTGATAAAACCATGAACTGTACTGATAATAGTACCTTTTGTAGTAATACCATTAACGTGATTTTTATCACATGCTACACGAGTACGTAAGGCAAATTCTACTTTTTTCTTATCCTTAATAGCCTCAATTTTAGATGTACCAGCGTTGGTAATATTACCAAAAGTTAAACATAAAGAAGCATCATAATACATGGTATCACCACCTTTATTTGTCATCCTAACTTGTTCCATTGGTGTTTTAGGACGAGTATTACCTGTTTTATTTACAATAAGTAAAGTATTGGTATAAGGTGATGATTCTTTACGTGACATTACAATCTGTTGGTTTACAAAATTACCAAACTGATTAGCAATAGCACCTGCATTCCACATAGCATCATTTTTACCATGGTCTAAACTCATTTGACAAGGTACTGAACCTATAGAATCCCATATAAATAAAAGATCATAAGGTAGATCACCACGTTTTTGTTCATCTAAAAGATCAATGATGAAAACAGCGATATCTTCAATTGCATTCAATGTTGTACGGTCTCTATAAATAAAGAAACCTTCATGATTTACAACATTTTCATTTTCATCTAAAACATCCACCATTTCAAAACCCATTGTTTTCCAGTGATTCCAATCGTGTTTCATTTCGGTGATAATCAACACAGGTAAAACTCCCATTTTTTGTGCGCTTACAGCAGCCTCAATTGTGGTAGTGGATTTACCCGTGTTGCTTCTACCTCTTACAGTAACAATATGGCCCATAGGGATACCCGGTATGGAAAGTGTTTCTTGAAGAGCAGGTGAGAATGGTATCCAACGTTGCTCTTTAAATTTAATATTTGCAGATAATCCCTTTTTTTCCTTGAATTTATTCAAGTCAAACTTAGATCTAAGTTCGGAGGATACTGCTTCAGTCAGCGATGCTGATTTTTTAATTTTTGCCATATTATAACTTGTTTAATTAATCTTCTTCATCAAACATTGCATCAAATTTGTCTGCTTTGCTTGTTGGTTTTTTGTTGGTGTTTAGGCTGTAGTTTTTAGGGGCTGACTTTGTTTCTTTTGATTTTTCCCAAGGTAAATCGCTTTCTGCTTCTTCACCTTTTCCTTCATCAATGATAGAACCTTCTTCTTCAGAATCTTCAGGATTCAACCATTCTTGTAGAGCTTGTTTCATCTCATCATAAGAATATTTCTTGAATATTTCCAACGGATTAGGTTGATTTTCCAACAATGATTTAACCAATGTTTTATCATCTGATAGTTGGGTTTGTTTTGTACGAGGCATAATAGATGTTTTATTATACTTTGTACCTGTTACTTCCGGTCCTACTGTGGTTAAAGCAATATCTCTACCTTCAGCAATATCAGTGAAATCACCAACATCTTCATTGTCTGCAAGGTTTAGAAAATCCATATAGGTTTCCTTTCCGAATTGCCATAATTTAACACCTTCATTTTCTTGACCACGTACTACTACCGGAGCAAATACACGGGTTTTAGGTTCCAATTTACCTGCTAAACGCCAATTTTCCTTGTCGTTTGTTTTACGAAGTTCCTTTGCAAATTCAACAATAGGATCCTTTTCACCCCAATTCATTGGAGAGATTATAGGTTTGCTTCCGATGTTATAGTGAATTAACACTTCGGTAAATGGGTTTTTCTTATTGTACTTGTTAGGTACTACGCGAATGGTTTGTTTACCAACGCTTGGTTTGAAGAACACAGGTTTCTTCTCACCGCCTCCTTTTCCTTTGGAGTTTGACTGCATTGCGCTAAGTCGGCTGCGAATTTCATTTAAATCCATAAACTAATTTTGTTTTATAACAATAATATAATAACCTATTTTCAAATAACCAAACTTACAATTCTACTATCTTATAAATTTTAGTATTTAATTGTTTCAGTTCGTTATGATTTGTCAGCAAAATACAATTTTTATAATGCTGCCACTCAATAACAAATTTATTATCAACTACACCACCATTTAATTTCTTAATTAATTCATTTAATGCATTAATAGTATATAATGTGTTGCTTTCTTTTTTTCTATGCACCAATATTGTATTGGATGGAATGTCACTTACGTTGCCTTGTTCAACGTTATATGTAACTACGTACTCGTCTGTGCTCTTAATATAAAGCACAAACATTTTATTGTACATTATTGTATATGAATTTGTAATGTTTTCCACTAATGGATCAATTCCATCCATAGTAGTAAACGTACAAAACAATCTATTATTCAAATCTGTAATATTTAATAGGTTAAAATTCTCCCTATAAATATTACACGGTTTATTCAAAGTCATAATCTGATCCATAACTAAATTTAACATTCAACCCGCGTTGGCTGAATATGTTTTTGATTTGTTCTAAAATATCTTTTTCCGTATTGTCTGAATCAAATAAAAACGCATCATAAGTATATAATACCAATTTCGTGTTTTTATCTCTTAAAACCTTTATTATATCTTTAATGATATAACCATTATTTGTAGTCTCCAAATTTTGCAAAAAATAATTAAATAATTTTTGCGGATTCATATCTTCCAGTTGATTTTTATAAAATACCTTAGTTGAATTCGAAACACACACCCATTGTTGGGTTTCAAACTCATTCCAAATCCTATCTATATACTGTTGTATTAATATAAAAAATTCCCACTGTTTATACTCCTTATATATTCCTCCATAAAGTTGTTTAAACATCAATTCTTTTGCTTGTTTTACCTCAACACCAGCATATTGAGCAAAAGCCTCATAAATCGGTTTATCAAATTTATATCCCACCAATTGAGCAGCCAATGTTGGATGATAAGCGGAAACATCGATTTCTACAAATTGATCGTGTGAGGGTATGAAAGCCTGTCGGCAGCCGTTGTCTTTGTTTAAAGCTGCGAAATTAATGCCGTTAAAAGCATTTGAGGGGCGTCCTGTGGTGGTATGCAAATTATATTGTGTATAAATCTTACCATCTTGAATACTGAAATCATGATTGGTTGGTTTAAAGTATTGGTTAAATAGTGTTTCGTTTATTTTAATGCCATTTTTTTCGATAAATAAAAACATTTGTTCTAAATTATCGCTTGGAGTTTTAATGCAATAATGTTTTATTTGCTCAAATATGGCTTCACATTTTTCATAGTGTTTAACTAGCGGTATAACGCGGTTTACATCAAGTCGCGAAGAATACGTATTATAAAAATGCTTATGAACTTGGGTTGTGGGATGTATATACGTATTAGGGTGGTGTGGTAAGTTAATGCAGCATTTAAGTTGAAAATAATATAAAAACGTTTTCTTGTCTCTAACATATATTTCATCAAATTCTTTAAGTACTTGATTTATATGGCTTATACTTACGGATAGTGCCTCGCTGTGGTTGATACTTAATATGTATCCTTTTTCGTTTTCGTTTGTTAGTGGTTTTATATATACTAGCGATACTTTATTTAAAGCAGGATGTATTAAATCATTAAAGGGTATTACTTCTACAAACGCTCGTTTGTATTCGCGATAATAAAATGATTTGAGTTGGTCCGTATTTTCAACTAAATAAAACATAACCTATATTGTATCCCCACATGATAATAAAAAAAGCTTGGATAACCAAGCTTAATTTAAAGGAGGACTATGAGTAATTTTCCTTATTTTTATGTTAAAATTCTATTATATTTAAGTACTAGGAGTAACAAATTGTTTTTTACCAGCAACAAAATCCTCACCATTTTTATCTAACCATCTTTTAGCTTTATTAATAGAACCAGCAACATCGTATTTATATGTTTTTTGTCCTGATATGTTGCCTATTTTTTTTCCATTATAATAAACATCGGTATCAATGTAATAAAAACTGTTAAGATTAGGTTTTTCACCCATGCTTGATAATACATAACCTTTAGTTTTTATATTGAAGGTTAAATCTGATGGTGTTGTGTAATCTTCATTATTTAAAAGATAAATATATTGTGTATTATTTTCTTCACTATTAGCAGAACTTTTTTCTGATTTTTTAGATAAAAATTTAAAATTAGAAGGTGGATATTTTTCTATTCCTTCATTAACACGATGATTTTTTAGTACTTTACTTACTTTGTTTAGTAATGATTCGTCCATTTTAGATTCATCCATTTCCTCGTCCATATCGTAATTTTCATCCATTTCCTCGTCCATTTTGGATTCATCCATTTCTTTATGTTGGTTTTCTTTAAGTAAACCAGCAAGTTTTTGCATTTTTTGAAATTCGTTAAGTTGTTTCATTTTATTTTTTTTTTTATAAAATAATATTTGTCATAAATATACGACCCTTTAGTAAAATACCCCTATTTATCTATAGTATTTTGTGTAATCGTTTTTAAGATAATCGTTAAAACGCGGTAATTTTAGGTTTTTCATGGTTAAGTCAACTATGTTTCGATTTGTTTGAGCCACGGTTTGTTTATCACCTGATATAGACCATGGAATGTTGAATGGAAAATATAATTGCCATAATATGCTTGGGTCTTGGTTGATTAACAGGTTATATGTGTCTTGGCTAATTTCGGTATATGTTACCTCGTTGGTTTTTTTGCAAAAATATCTTACAAATTCGGTGTTTTTGTAATCTTGTAGGGTTGGTTGGGTTGGAAAATATGTTGGAACAATAGTAACCAATGTTGGGTTGATATTGTTTAAAGTATTGTAAGTAGCAGAATTGTTATTTGAAGCTAAATAGTTAAGATTATTTCCGTTGTTATTGGATGCTACTTGGTTTGGGGTAATAGTAGCAACCACTAATTCTTCATTTGGTAAATCTTGAGGTGTTTTACCTGTAAAATATTGCCCTGTAGAGGTTTTCCAATAATACCCCGTATATAAATCTCCTGTTGATTTTATAGTAAAATCATTGTTGCTGTAGAGATTTGTTTTTATTTGAGATAATGGATAATACATAATTAGGCTATGTTGTTATTTTCTTGATTTAATACATTTAAAGCATATTTTATACGAGCATCATCATTTGCTTCTGATGGATTTGATCTTTCGTAATATTGTCTTATGGCTATAGTTGCATCTTTAATATTGGTAGTGGCTTTTATTTTATTGTATGCTGATTTTTCAGTAGTAGTTAATTCTGTCCAAACAAAATTAAGTTGAGTATCTAATGAATATGGGTTTGGTTGTTGTAAAAGGTTTGTTTTTCTAGCTCCTAACCATTGTGCTAAACCTATAGCTCCTATACTGTTGGTTGTTGTAGGATCTAATCTGCTTTCTTGATTAAAATTACCTACAAACCCTGCAGCTTGGAATGGTGTAAATCCTTTTGATATAAAGAATTTATATATTTTATCAGCATTTATTTTATCAATAACAGAAGAATTAGATGCAACAAAATTATTTGGTGTTTTTTGTCTAACTACTTTAGTAGAAAATGGATTAGAAGGTATAGCTAAAGATTCAATAATAGTAATCCATTGATTATCTTTTATCTCATTTGTTATACCTTTAATTATAAATTCTAATGATTGAGGATAATTTGAAGGTAAAAACTCAGAACTAATTGTAAATTTTTGATAAATTTTTATTCCCGATAATCCATCTATTGTTAGAGATAAATTAAAAGGTATAAACCCTATTATTGCAGATGAAGCATCAGGGTTTGTTTTTTTCTTTTCCTGTGTAGACACATATTGGTCATATTCAGCAAATTGGGTATTGGAATTTAAAAATTTATTAATAACATCTGGATTGAAGGAAATAGGTTGGCCTGGGTTTGATGGGTCAACGGCTAAATCTTTTATAAAGTAATTAAAGGAATCTATTACTTCTTTATATTTTGTATTTAAATCTGGTTTAGTATTATCTGAGGTTTTTGGTTCTAGAGGGGTTACAAATTCTTCTTTAATTCTATCTGTTAAACCATTATTTAAAGTTGATAAAGCTGTTGAGTCTTGACCAGTAATATAACCATTAGCTTGAGCACCAACCGTAATCATTGATGCTAAGTCAGGAGTAACAGTTGTAGTAAAATTTAAATCTCTAACTATACCAGCTGTTGTATCATTTCCTATTTGTTTATAACCAAATATTTGAAATTCAACAGGGGTAGTTGATACTCCAGGGGAAATAATTTTTAAAATACTATCTCTATCAGATAAAGGAATTTCGTCTACATATTTTATAATATTAAAATCTTCATCTACAACAGGTTCAATTTTATTATAATTACCTGTAGATTTACAAAAACCTTTACTAAATATTTGTAAAAAATCTATAAGTACAACTTTTCCTTCTTTGCTAGATTGGTAAAGTCGGGTAAATTCATTAATAATATATTGTATATTAAAATATACATTCATGAAATAACCATAAGAATAAGTAGATGGAGGAAATGATTTTTTAAAATCTTCAGCCCCGGGTAATATAGTTTTATTAGGAGAATTAGGGAAGGTCCACTCTGTTTTAAACATGCATACACTAGGATCAGCACTAACTTGTCTATCGTATGTTGCTATTATATTATTTTTAACATCGGTAAAAATATTAATTATTTTTAAAGATGTATTATTTTTTAATTCAGCAAGGATATTAACTTGTAGTAAATTAAGAAAATATCCTAACCTAACATAATAATTACGATCTGTAGGATTTACTTTAGTTCCTCGAAAATCTATAGAAAGAGCATCTACTGTACCTTCATTATTCCATAATCTTATATTATCATTAACTGAAGATTTAGGTTGTTGGTCTATTTGTAGTTGAGTTAAATATAAAAGTTTTCCTATGTCTGATGAAGAAGCCCAGGCAGGAGTTGTTGAAGTTAATGTTGAGGGTGGAGTTGAGGTAGCAGGAGGTAAAGTTTTAGGTTTAATTAAAGATTGTTTAGCTTGTTGTATTGAAGTACGATAGGCAGGATCTGATAATTGTTGAATAGTAAAAGGTTTCCCTGTATATGGATCTATAACATTTAATTGCGTTTGTATAGAATCTTTTAAAGCATTATTAAGTGCGGTTTGATCTATAACTGTGTCTAATTTAATGTTTCCTGAAAGAGTATTTGTTTTAAGTGATTCGATAATATCACCTATTGTTCTTAGGGTTATAGTAATATTATAAATTAAATTTTTATCTATAGACCAAGTAAAATTTACTACTTTACACAAAGCAGCATCATAATTACCATTAGATTGTAGGCGATATTGTTGGATTATAGGTAAAATTTGTGAGTATTTATATTTACCTGCTAAAAAATCATCAGCTAAACTAAATTGATTATCATATATCCAAGTACCATCATTTTCATAATACATTGTATTACCCCATTCTACTAAAACCGAATAACCTAGACTCATGTATAACATATTAATTATATCAAATTGAGTACGATTATAAGCTTTAATACCAATAGTAGCAGTTTTAAGAGAACCTCTGGTTTCTGTTTTTATATTAAAGGAAGTAATACCAGGCATTGGTTGTAAACCAAATTCTTTAGATCCACCTAAACCATAAGCAGCGTTATTAAGGGTTGAATTATCTCTAGCTATACCTTGATGTAATATGCCTGTATTTTGATCATACACACCACCCATTAAAACAAATTCTTTAGCTAAACTAGATTTTTCTTGAGTAGGAATATTTGAATTTAATTTTTGTAAAATAGTATAACGTTCAGCATTAACATCTACGGATGAAATTAATTTAACCCAACCAGTATTTGATGTTTGCCAAACAAGATTTTCATTATTTCTTTCTTTTTTTCCTTTTTTCTGTTGACGTATTTGTACTTGTTTTATTATTTCATCAGGAAATCCTTCCCCAATTATATTTGTAATAGCCATAACTTTATTGATTTATTTGTTTAAATGCAGTTATCACATCTTGAGGATATGCAGGTATTCTAATTTGTATTCCTTCAGGTATTACTAGAGACATTTGAGGTAAATCTGAAGGGCTAACTGTTCCAGCAGTAGCGGTATTTGCTATTGAAATAATCCACCATAATGAACTATCTCCATAATATTGTAGTGCTAAGACATCAAATCTATCTCCTTGAGTTGTATAAACATAAATGTCGTCTGAACTTAGTGGAACTTCGGGATAACGTGAAGTTACATAAGCTAGTCTTCCATTTAATGAAGTTTGTGGTATATTTTGATATCTATTCATTTATTTATTAAGTGAATTTAATTGAGAAGTATTACCTGTGGATTTGTAATTATAATTACTATTATTATCATTTATACCATTAGCTAAAGCTATAAAACGTTGATCCCCATATGTATTATCATCTATTAAAGAAGCATTATCATTATATGTAGGACCTATTGTTTGTTTAGAAGGTATGAAGTTATGAATTGGAGTAAAGCTAAATCCTGTTACCTTTAAAATATGTGGCATTTCTTTAACCGTTGGATCATTATTACCTTCATCATTTATACCAATTTCCCAAGGTGATTCCATCGGTATATCATACGTAAGAGAGGTTATAAAACCAACCTGTTCGTATAAATATCCTCCTATGGTTAATTGAACTAAATTACCGGTCATGTAACCATTGCCGGTATAATCTGGGGCTAGATTAGAAGCGAGGTAATTTAATTTTTTATACATAGGTATAAGCTCCTCTTTTGATTGAGCAGCTACAGTCCATGACAATGATATTGTTCTTGTGAAATTATTATATGTGTAAAAACTTTCACCACGTCCTAGATAATTTACTTGGTTCCAATTCCCATTGTAAGAATCGGAGAAACTGTCAATAAATGCTCTAAAGTGCATGAATGTTTTGGTATTAGGATCATCATTATGGATAGATGCTATCCTAAATTGTACAAGATCATTTACTATATCTTTAGTAGTAACAGCTGTACTTGAATATAAATTTAAAGCATTTATTAAATCTACAGGTCCAATATCTGAACCTGAAGTATATGATATTAAATTTTTGTTTGTACTATTACCAGGTCCTAATTTACTTGTACCTCCTATATTTACTCTAGCTTCAATGTTTTTAGTATTATAATCAGGGGTAAGAGGAGTAGCACCCGATTTGGTCGATTGTAAACTGATTCTTATTTTTTTTCTAAAATCTTGAATTGAAGGAGCACTTGGACGTGTATAGTTTTCAGTTACAGTTGTTTCAACACCATTGTTTTCTAATTGATTTGAGGTATAGGTGAAAACATTTGTTGTATTTAAACTACTAGGATTATAAGTATTTGTTCTTTGACCTGTAGCAAATCTAATATTGGTATTACCAATACCTAAATTTGAACCAGGTCCTCCAGAGTAGGATATTAAATTAATTGTATCTTCAGGTATAGTAACATTATTTGTTTTATTGAATCCTCCGATACTGCTTCCTTGAATTTTTGATTCATACAAAGCATATAATCTATTATTTAAAGCACCGTCTGGGGAATTTAACCATTCAAGATTATAATTTTCTATTTTAACTCCGTAAAGATTAGGATTATTAGAACCTACACCAGTAAGTTCAAATGGATTTAAGCCTTGTTTCAAAACATGACCTCCAATAGATACAACACCAGCTTCAGCTAATGTTGAAAGTGGAGTATAAGCTCCCTCATTTAAAGGGCCTGTTGATGTCTGAGTGCGAACTGCTATACGTGAAAGTAAATTTTGTTTAGCAACAAAAAATACACCACTAGTAGATTTCGTATCGGTAAACATTTTACCTAAACGTTCAACATCAATTATTGAATCTTGAATGGCGAAAGGGCCACCTCTTAATATATAATCGTTGTTTGAGTTTTGTAAATCGTTAAAACTATCAGGAATAGGAGCTTTTATGTAAGGTTGATTACTATCCCCACCGCCTAAGGTGTCATTCCCATATTTCAGGGACTTTAAATTAGTTTGTAGATTAATTAAAGCCATTATTTAGGCAAATTGTTGATATATTGTGCAGGTGTTGCTCCGTTTAAATCTAACTGAGAGGGTTGAGGTAAAATATTGTTTACCCCATCATTATATTCAGTATAAGCTGAGTTTACTTGAGGACGATTTGCACCATTTAAAGAATATGATGGTTGACCTCCGTCAGCGTGTAATTTAGATTGTTGAGTTGCTCCAGGATTAATTTCTGGTGTTACTCCGTCTAAGCTTAATGATGTTTTACCTGCTGTTAATAAATCTATTAGTCCCATATTGTTTTTTGTTTATAAATATTTAAAATTATTGAACTTTATATGAACCTACAGCCATTGCTGTACCCATTTTTGTACCGTTTAATGTTATTGTACCTTCTTTAGTTAATAGAGCGGTTAATATTCTATTTTGTTCGGTTAATAGTTGTACCATTTCATCGGTTCTACCTAATTTTGTACCACCCATTCCTACTACTGTATCTTGAGGCATTGATTTGACAATAAAATCTTGCTGAGTGGGCTGAGAGTTAATTGAAGTGGGTGTAGGGGCACCTGAAGTGGCATATCCTATACCTGCGCCTACTGCTGTGCTTGCTCCTAAAGCAGTAGCAAGTGTTCCTAATGATGCTGCTTGTAAAGGAATACCAGCTGCTGCTCCTATTCCTGTAAGATCAAGAATGGTACCTAAAGCAAGACCACCAATAGCGGCTGCTATTCCCATCTCGGCACCCTTAACTGCTCCTGATGTTTTACCTCCAGATTCGGCTTCACTTTTTGCTTTACTAATTAATTTATCTATTTCTTTAACACGTTCATTATCTCCTTGTTCTAAAGCTTCTTTTCTTTGTTTTTCTAAATCTGCAGCTTTATCAGCAGCTGCTTGACCACCACTTAAAAGATTAACAAATTTAGTTATTGCATCTACTAATTTATCTAAAACACCACTACTTACTAATCTCTCAAATGATTCTTTAGCTTTATCTAAAGCTTTATTAAATTTTTCTTGAGCACTTTCTGCTAATTTTTGGGTATATAATCTATCTCCTAATATGCTTTTTATTGTTTCTTCACTTGCTTGTTGTTTTTTCAGATCATCATATATTCCTTTTAATCCTTTTTTTTCAACATCTTTTAAATTCACCCCTGCTTTAGCTGCTCTATCACTTAATGCATTGAATTCTTCTTGTTTTTGAACCATGTTTACTAGTTCATCCCCATTTAAACCAAACACCTTAGCTTGAGCTTCAAGTTGGAAGGCATTCATTTTATTAAGTTCTGTAGATGTTAATCCTTGTTTGATTATTTCTTTACCTAAATTAACATAATCCCTGTTAAGAGCATAAGCTCTTGCTCTTTCAAGATTAAGATTTTTACCTGTTAGTAATTCGGCTTCAAGTTCATTAGAAATTGATGATTCAAAATCAAGTAAACTTCCAGCTATTTTTTTAGTATCTTCTAATGTTAAACCCATTAGCTGTAACTTAGCTACACCTTTGGCTATTTCTTCTGTACTTCCATGAAATGATGATCTTAATTCACCTGTTGTTTTAGCTGCTGTTGACAATATTTTATTATTATCTAACATTATGTTTCTTTGCATACCAACAGCATATACACTTCCTAAAGTACTTTTGGTTATTTGTTCTTGAGTTTTGCCCGTTCTTAAAGTTTCTTTAAGTATATTTGATCTAGTTTCTTCATCCAATTGAAGATTATCTCTTAATATAGCATCTTGAATTAATGCTTGTTTACCAAATTCTCCTAAATCTTGGGTTAAATCTATTTGTGTTTCTAAAGCATTATTTATATCATTTAATGATTTAACAACTTGAGCTTGAGTTATTAATATTGACCCCTGAGTGTCTGCATATATTTTAGAAGCATTAGCAATACTATAGGTACGTTGTCTGACTGCTTCTGCTTCTTCAGCTGTTAATCCAAAATCTCTTCTAAATTTAGCTATTTGGGTAGATGCACCAAGTAAAGCATCCCAAAAGAATTTAGCTGTTTTAACAAGAATAGTAAATGCTCCTCCCACCAATACCGTAGGATCAAATAAACTATCTTTTATAGTTTTTCCTGTTTCTTTAAGCCCAGCTTTAAATACTGATGTTTTAGTAGAACCTTCTTTTGCTGATTCAGCTTGTACTTTAGCTAATACTTTTTCAGAATCTATAAGTTGACCTAAAATAGGAATTTTAGTAAATCCTTTAAGTATTTTACCCGTATTACCTAACTTTCCATTTATTTTATCTGCTTGATTTGCTTGATCTTCTAATTCTTTAGTTAATTCTTTTTCATACCCAATGGCTTCTGCTAATAATTTGTTCGCTTCTTCTTCATCAACTAATTCTGATTTTACAGCAATATTTAATTGAGTTTGAAGAGAATTAAATTTAATTTGACGTTGTTCTATTTGTTTTTCAATATCTAAACGGGTTAAATTACCTTTATTAAGTTTAGATAAATTAGTTTCTATTAATGTAGAAGTTTTAGCCAAACTATTTAATCCTTTAGCAACGTCGTTTTCTAAAGATTTACTAAAATCATCAGTTGAAATTAAGGCATCATCAAATATCTGTCCTACTTGAGACGCTATACTACGAAGAGCATCTTCAACTATTTCTGCCGTTTCTCTGGCTTTCTTTTTTATATCTTCAGGTTTGGCCATTTAGTTTATTTATAAATATTAAAAAGCATCACTTTCGCGATGCTTTAGTTACGTATGTAGGTACGTTAATTTTTTTATTTTGTGATGCTACTTTTTTAGCTTCTTTATCTTTTACCCAACTATCTTCATTTTCCTTTGATTTTGATTTATCGTACCATTCTTTTATTTTATTGAATGTGAATTTTCTTAACCAAATGGGCATATTGTATATAGTATCGTAATCGTAACCACCATTTCCATGGAATACTATTTCGTGTATAGTAGAAAACAAAATTACGCGATATTCGCTAGCATTACTAGAGGTCAGGCCAAAAAAAGTTAAGATTAATTGGTATGTCGATGTCCTCCTCAACACCATCTACGTTTATTTTCGTAGTTAAGTTAACATCTGGGGATATATCTTTAATGTATTTACGTAATGCTCTTGAATCGGCGGCTAGCAAATTGTTTTCAACGAAATCACGTATATTACTTTTGTCTTGATTACCATCTACTGCAGTTATTTGGTATTTTAGTCGAGTGGTAACTTCAGAAGAAGCATTTTTGTTGATTTTTTTCAAACCTTCAATTTCTTGTTCGATAAGTTCATTATCTTTATCGGTTAATATTTTAAATTCTACCTCAATATCTGATGTTGGTAGTTTAAATTTAAATGTACCTCTTGGTGTAACCAAGGTTGTATCGAATGGTTTGTTATCTAATGTAGATAAATCAACAGTATGTTCTTTATTGGCGTAAGTAAACGTGTAATCTTTACCATAACCCAAAATGCGTGAAGATATAAGTAAGGCGTTTTTATCACCCGGTATTAAATCTTTAACGCTAAATTTATTCATGATTAGCGCTTCAATAAGTTTATCTAATACAACACCTTGTTTAATGTAATTTTGGTTGGTTAAAATATCTTCTTCCTTAGCGGTCATATATTTCATTTCAATTTTTCCGCTTCTAAGTGGGGAATCTTGGGGATAAATTAAACCTTTTGAAGGTAATTCTACTGTTTCTGTGGGGAACTTTGATTTGTTGTCTTCCATAAATTAATTTTAATAACTATTGTTTGATATAAATATATAATAATAAAAAAAGCTCGCAAAAAATGCGAGCTTCCCTGAGGTATGAGTATAATATTTGACGGTATTCTTAGAAGTTAAGTATGCAATAATCTGGTTGTACTGTCATTGTAATGTTAACAGCTGTGTTTTCTGTATCCCAGTTATATTCACCAAAGTTAGATTCTGTAATTAATGCACCTTTGATAATCCATTCTGATACGATATCACCTACAGGACCTAATACGTCAAAAGTTAAATCTTTCTTATAGAAGTCAGAATAACCATCGCGACCAGTTACTGATTCGTGGTGTAAACGTACCCATTCCATTACTGATTGAGCACCAGAAGGAGTGATAGGATCAAATAAGGTAAATTGTATAGTTCCCCAAGTTGTTTTACCTTTTACAAAACGTTGAACGTTAATGTGATTTAAAGGAACTGTACCTTGAGTTAGTGTAACCGCACCTACACCTTTAATTTCGTAAGCAGGAAATCCATCAATGTACATGATGAAACGGTTTGCTTGTTTTGGTTCAAACGCGGTAAAAAATATTTCGTTTGGGTTTAATACTGCCATTTTGTTTTGTTATTTATTTCTTGTTATAAATATTAATGAGTTAAAAAAGGTAACTACCTCCCATTATGCTGGGAAGGTAGCTCCTGTTGGTAAAATGTTGAAATCTAAGTAAATAAATTCTGCAGTTTTGGTTGGTTGGATGTATATTTGACCTACTAATTGGTTTCTGTCAATTACATCAGGTGTATTGTTTGAATCATCCATTATTACCTTAAATGCGTATAAACCTTGTTGTTGTTGAACAGATGCTAAGTAAGGGTTAACTTGGCTTAAGAATTGATTTCTTGTTGCTTGTGTATTTTGTTCGAATACTAAGTTTTGAGCAACTTGAGAGATATAAGATTTAAGAGCAATTAACAAACGACGAACGTTTACACGGTCAAGTGCTGATGCTTGTGTTTGTAGTGTTTTCTGACCATATACTACAACTCCGTTTCCAGGGAATGTTGCAATAGGGTTTACTTTATTGCTATATAATGTATCTCTGTTTGCTTGAGATAATTTTTGTTCAGCTCTGATTACTGTAGATAAACCACCTCTGTTTATACCAGCTGGTGCGAACCAAGGATCTGATACTTTATCTGTGTAAGCATAAACACCACCTACCATTGCTGAAGCAGGAACCCATACGTTTTGACCAGAATCTGGATCTTGTGTTTGACACCAAGGCCAATATGAAGCAGCGTATGAAGTGTTTTTAGATAATGCTTGAGAAACAGTTGTTGAAAGTGAAGTACCGTAAGGAACTAAATCTAAAACAAATATATTATCACCTCTGTTTTGAGTATTGTTTATAATTGTTGTTGTTTCTGATGGTTGTAAACTATCTATCAAACCAGGAGCTAACATTACGTTGAACTTATAAGCATCAGAGTTTGACATTAAAGCAATCATACCATCGTAACTTGCTGATGGAATACCTTGTACATAGTTTGGATTAGTACCACTTGTAATTTGATTGTAGAATGCAGTTTGACCATTGGTAAATAAATTACCTGTAGCGCCACCAAATGAACCACTACCGTTTGCTGGTATAAATCCAACATATTGTGCTTGAGGAGCACCGTTATTATCTAAATAGTGTGGAGTTGGGTTAACAACTTGGCTTATTCTGATATAAGCGCTTCTATTTGCATAAGAACCTGAAATATCGATTTGGTTTGTTGTTGAATTATAATTTGTTGTGTAATCACCAATTACAGCGGCTACGTAGTTTCCAGCAAATGGGTCTAATGATAGATTAGTCCAAGTTTCTAAAACAATAGGATTATTTGTATTATCATTACCACGGCGAACTAGTAAATCAAATGTACCTGAAGAGGTATTTGCATTTTGTATTTGCCATCTGATGTTATTAGATGAACCACTAGGTAATGAACCACTAGCATCTAATGAACTTGAACTGTTCATTATGGTACCTTGGGATAATGTTGTGATTACAAGTGAACCAGAACCAACACTACTGCTGATCATAGGGTTACCTGTAACACCGTCTAAAGCGGTTGCTGAAGTAAAACTACCACTTACTACTCTTGATACTAATAGTGTTTGACCACCGTTTAAGAAATAGTTATAAGCAGCAATTGAAGTGAAGTAGGTATATACCTGACTTGCGCTAGTGAAAGTGGTACCAAATTTTGCTTGGTAATCACTGTAAGATGTACAAATAGTTGGTATATTTACCGGTCCTTTAACGGTAGGGCCTATAATAGCTGCACCAACAGCTATAGGATTTTGGGTGATAAATGACTGGTCATTTTCTATCGCTAATACGCCAGGAGAAACTAAAGTTGTTGCCATGTTTTTAAATTAATTTGATTTATGGTTTTATTATAAATATTACACAACCATTCAAAAAACTAATCTATTCCTGTAAACTCTCCTCTTTCTATATTGATGGTTCCTTTACCATATTTGGCTTGTAATTTACCACCAATTTCGATCTCTTGTTGTTTTAAATCCGATAATTCTTTTATAAGGTCGTCTTTTTGCAATTCAAGATCTTGTATTGTTAACTCAATTATCCCGAAACGTTCTATTAATTCAGCGCGTTTATTTTGAGTATTTTTAAGTTCTTGTAATTCTTCTTGTGTTAAAACTTTTGTTACCATATGTTATTTTTAAATACTATTTATACTTATCAGTTTTGTATATTCTATTTTAGAAAACCAAGCTACATTATAAGTACCACTACCTGTAACATATATTGCTAATCTATCATGACTATCATCAGCGGCTGCACTAGCTGAAAAAGAAGTGGCAGCACCTGTTGTTGGAGATAATGTAAGAGAACTACCATCAAATACTGTTGTACCACCGTAATTTTTTATTATTGCATTTCCTTTAAATACTCTACTAATACCATTTGCTCCCGCGTCTAATGCAGTTCCCATAACTGTTACATCTACAAAATAAGCAGTATTTACAGGAATTGTAAAATAATCATTACCTAGACTACTTGAAATAAGTAGTTCTGCAGGAGTTGTACCTGAGGTTTGGTTAGATAGTGATAAAATACCGTATTGTCCTAAAGGAGTACTAGATCTAGCCCATTCACTTACATGACTTGTATAAGCAGATATACCTCCAGCATGTGAATATGATCCAGAAGATATTGTACTATATCCTTCAGCATGAGAACTAGCTCCAGAAGATATTGTACTATATCCTTCAGCATGAGAACTAGCTCCAGGAGATACAGTATTGGATCCTTCGGCATGTGAATATCCACCAGAAGATGTTGTATAATAACCTTCGGCATGTGAAGAATAACCATTAGCTAAAGTAGAGAATCCTTCAGCGTGTGAATAAATACCAGAGGCTGAAGCATTTATTCCTTGAGCAAAAGATCCTGTTCCTGAAGCTACTACACTATCTCCCATTTCAAAGGAACGTAGGTTATAATTGTATCGGAAATTACTAGAACCTGAAAGAGTAGAACCACTATTGAATTGTATTTGTTTATCTGCTCCACCAGCACTAGCTCCACCAGCACTTGATAAAGCATAAGATGCTGTTAAAGCATAAGAAGCACTAATTGATTGAGATGAATTTGCCGCCCAACTTGAAGTACCATAAAATCCTACTCCAGATAAAGATGATGTAAAATCATTACCTTTAATAGAACCGGTCATAGCAAATGAACCAGATAAATTAATATTGTAAGCTACTACACCTGTAAAAGCATCAACTGATTGTGAAACGTGCCATGATTCAATAATATAGTTTTGAGCTATTTGATCTATACTAGGAGTAAATATATTTTTTAATACGTTTGCCATTAATTTTTGTTATAAATATTCAAAAGCTTATCAATTGCATCAAATACTTTAAGAGGTTTAATGGTTTTGGTACATTCAAATTGTCGTGGCGTATCTTTATGTTTTGGGCACCATTCCCAATCTCCGGCATCTAAACGGTGAGTATTGAAACATCCCGTACAAACATTAGTATCATAATTAAATATACGTTCACAATCTAAAAATTCGCTAAAAGGTTGACTAAAGCCTGATATCAATATTGTTGGTGTACCTATACTCCAGCTTAACCAACTTAAACCACTACCTAATCCTATATATAAATCAGCATATTTCAGATCCACCATTCTATCTTCAATAGGATAATTGCCTGTTTTATCTATAACATATTTTAAAGTTCCACCTAGTTTTGAATCATGCCATTTATCTCCTAGTTTTTCAGACGTAATCATTACTACTTTATAACCATGATCATTTAAATAATCTATTACAGCTTGCCAACCACCAGGATAATTCCAATATTTTGCATGTGCTGAAGCATGTGGAGCTATAACAACATATTTTCCATCAATTTGTTTAGATTTATTAGGAATTGTTATTTTTGGTTTAATTTCACTATATTTTAAACCTAATATTTCTGTTGAGGTTTGTCCTAAAGGATATTGTTTAAAATCAATAGGAATTCTATTTTTATTTATAGTATGATCTTCATTGTAAAACCATCCAATAGAATACATAGCATATAAATTATTTACTTGACTACCTGGATCTACAAATTCAATTTCAGGGTATTGGTCTTTAAACCAATTGTTGTGAAATGTAGAACATATTAATTCACAATTATGTTTTTTTCTAAATTCATCAATATAAGGGAACCAAGCTAAAGTATCACCAATAGCACTTGAATCCATATGAATATAAACTCTTCTACCATTAGCATCATAATCATGTTCAAAAACTAATCCATTTTCATCATATACTTCAATTCTCCAACCAACAAAATATTTTATATTTGTTTTTGTCCACATATTGTTTTTAAGTGTGGTTTCATGGATTGTTTTGTTGGTTTTTTTATCTATACACCTAACAATATATTCTTTATCATCGGGGCCTGTGATTTCAACAAAAGCACCATCTATAAAATGGAAATTAAAATTATTTTTTCCTTTTTTAGATGATATATTCAATTGTTGAATATTATTATATTCCTTGATTAATATTTCTTTCATATACTTCTATTAATTCTTTTGAACGATTAAACCAAGACAAAGATCGAGCATGTTCTATAGAATTGCGTCTATATTGTCTGTAATTACCTATTATATCTTTTAAACCGCGCACCAATTCAAACACATCTCTAGGTGCTCTCCACATTCCATAAAAATCAGTTTCCATTTCAATCCAACCATTTATAGGTAAACCGCAAGCAGCGGCTTCCAATATTGTTAAATTAGGATGACCTGCTTCCAATTCGCTTGGATGCATAAATATTGTATGATTTTGATACAAATCAAGCAATTGTTTTTGATCAGGATCAAATACTATATCCAGTTTTGGATAACTGAATGTCCATAAATTTTCATTGAAAAAGTGTTTGTTGTTTGAAGGACCAGCTATTGTAATTGGTAAATCCATAGCCATAGCTGCGGCAATAGCAAAACCAAATCCTTTTCTATCTCTACCAGAATGTCCACCCATTCCATTGTTTGCTACACAAAGCAATTTATGGTATTCTTTATCTAATTTTTCAGGATAAAAAAATGGAATTTCTTTTGGATAAAATTCATCTGTATTTACACCATGAGAAAAATACTGACATTTTGGATTATCAAAATAGCTTACTAAAAATTTAGCAGGCATTAAAGATATAATTGAACCTTCTATTGCTTTCAAATTTTCTTGATAAACATAAGATTCTTTTCCATAATGGTAAACATGATGATCATGTAATTGATAAATGTAAGGAATACCCTTTTTAGCCAAATCAATGGATAAATTAGCAACATGACAATGAACTATATCATAATCGCCTGGGTTTATTTCATTTACATATTTAATATCTACTTGGTGTCCTAATTTAATTAGGTTTTGAGTAAATTCCCATACTATTCGCTCTATTGCTCCCCAAGTAGGAGGTGGGATTGGGATACCACAACCAGGGTGTACTTGACAAATTTTCATTTATTGTAAAAATATTAATGGATTATCTGTATTTGCGTCTTTTATTGTTTGTTCTATTATACTAAAACCAGGTAAGTGTTTAGTGTATATTTTTTCGGCTGTACCTATTCGTAACCTTGCTACATTACACATCCATAAATCTATAGCATCCCAAGGTGTTGTTTCTAGTAATTGTTTTATTTTAAACGTTTTTTCTCGCGTAATCAAATATGATTGTGCTGGTATAAATGGGGTGACATCTAAAAATATATCTTCGTATTTACCACCATTTAAATTTCTATCTTGCCATGGGTTTCCAAATCCAATAACATCCATATCTTTTTCTTTTGAGATACGTGCAAATCTAATTAAAGAATCATACAATTCTTGGTAATTAGAATCTATAACAACATCGCCCTCCACTATTAACACAAAATCATAATCAACATTGGTTTCATCGCAGATAGCGTTTTTATGCGCTAAATAGCAACCATAATGTCCTGCGGCTAATTTATAGTATCCTGGTTTTTCTTGTACTACATCTGGACGATTACAATTGTGTTTTGGAGGGGTTTCTGTCCAAATTTTATTGATTTTTAAATCATAGTCTATACCCATTTGGTTGCAGAAATCTTTTATATTTTCTACAGAACGAATTTCCTTTGGATTGGTTTCAGGTTCTGTTGTTAGGTGCATTAATTTAATTTTAGGTCTAGGGTTTTTAACCTCCAATAAACCGTTATTTTGAATATCTTTTACCTCAAAATATCTTATAAGATTATAACCTTCAACTCTATTTTCCATTTCAGAAAAATATATTGTTAATCCTTCTTTATATGGTATTATATCATACCAATCCAATTTACCTTCAACCTCTATAGCCTTATCATATATTGTTTGGTTTTTATCATCAATAACTACAATTTTAATAAATTTGTTTTCTTTGCTATTAGATATTCTAATAAAAGGAGCAAAAGTATTTGGGATGTTGGTAGGTAGTACTGTAAAATATTCTACACGTGAAAAATCAGTATGTTCAAATGTTTTTTCTATTTTTGAATTAAATGTACTTTCTTCTTCGCGGTATATATTTTCTATATTTTTAAAAGAATGGTAAAACATATTTTCTAAACCATTACTTTCACTACCTAACAATTTATATAATTGATCATATTGTTCAGCATTTTCAACAACTGGAATAGTATTTACAAATGTTTCTGGTTTAATAGCAAAAAAGAATGTGTATAAACAATTTCCTTCATGTGCCTGGTATTTGCAAAAGTAAGCATTGCTGTTTTCTAGTTCTTTAGATATTTCGTTTACAAATTGTTCATCTTTTAAAATATAATCGTAATTTAAACAAAATGCCTTTTTAAATCCTAAACCATAAGCAAGTGAAACACCGTTGCTATAATTTGTGTAAACACTAGGGCCATGATACACATCATTGTTGTTGCCTCTTAAATTAACGTGTACTTTATAATCAGGATGATCTGACCAATAATTGCAATAATATGAATGTTTGGTTAAAATATTATTGTTATCTAAAACAACATAATCTGCTATTTTACTTAATTCTTGAGGAACAGGAATATGAGAAGTTAATATAACTTTACGTCCTGTTTTTTTAATTGCCTTAATACATTGTTTGGTAGATTCGATTATTATTTTTGAACTAGGATAAGTTGAAATAACAAATATTTCTTCATCTTTATTTAAAAATGTTTTATCTAATCCTAAACTATCTAAAATTTTACCACAATTGGATTTAAAATTATCAAAATTAAGATAACTTATATTATCAAACTTGTTGAAATAATTTAAATAAACTGGGAGATTATATATTAAAATAGGGATTTTATATGAAATAGCCTCGCGTATAACTAAAGGCATTGTTTCTTTATCTTGGTTTGTACCACGAGAGGTAAACAAAAATAAATCCATTGCTTGATAGAAATTCTCAACATCTGTTCTTTCATTCCACCATACAACATTTTCTGGTTTGGTTTTCATTAATGGTTTCCAATACCATTCAAAATTATCTGCTTGATTACCTACACAATGAAATATGATTTTTTCTTGTTGTAAAGCTTTAGCATATTCGAAAAATTCTTTTTGATTTTTTCGTGGTGTAAATAACCCAATATGTAAAACATGTTTATATTCAGGATCTAATCCTAATTTTTCTAATGCCTTTGTTCTGTCAGGACGTTCAACATATTCTATTGGATATTCTACTAAAACAGAAGGAATGTTTATATCTTTGTATTGGTTTATTTGCCAATCAGATACAAACATAAATTTATCAGGAAAATATCTTTTTTGAGTTGTGTCGTAAGACGAATCGTGAGATGTTTCTACAATTTTATAAGTTCGTCTCGGGTCGTAAATAAAATCAGCAACCTTATCGTCCATAAACATTTCAGGAATTTCTTCCAAATGTATAATATCGGGTTGGGTTTTATTGATTATAGAAAACAATTGTGTTTTGTCTTCATATAATGTATAAAATTTTGAAGCAGGAAGTAAGTTTTTAATTTTGTTACGTTGAACAACTAACTTACCTCCTGTACAATCTACCCATTCAACAAGGTAAATATCGAATTCGTTTTTAAGTAATTCTATTTTTTTAGTTAGATATTGCGGTAAACCACCTGTAGATAAGTGAGGGGCAATGTATAACAATTTTTGCATAACAATATTGTATTTCCAATAAATATAATAAATTTATATGGAAAATCCAAAAATATTATATGCTTCCGCTTCCTGAAACTAAAGTAAGTCCTAGTTGGTTTGCTACATAGGTGGTTGGATACGAGTTATTACCGTCCCAATTTGTGTAGTTAGTTCCTGCTATGGCAATGACTCCGCTATCATGTACAACACCGGATTCGTCTAAGACTTGCCATGATACTTTACATGCTCTATTAAAATCATCAGATATACTAGAAACTGATAGTTTGGTTACGTTTACTGTGTCGCTATATTTCCATTTTACTGGAGAAATGTTTGTTGTCATATTTTATTTTTTTAACAAGTTACTTGATTTAAAGGTACTCCTAATGGGTCTATTTGAAAAGAAAACCCCTTATCTATGTAATAATACCATTGATTATTTCCGTTAAAAGCTACTCCTGCTGTACCAGGTGATAAGGTATAAAAACTACCGTCATAAGGAGATAAGTAAAGAATCCCTGTATTAGGGTCTGTAGGTCCGTTTGTACAAGCATCTAATGAACTTGCATAGGGTGTTAAACAAAAGTTTTGTGGTGTACCAAAACCTAAACCTATAGACGTTCCTAGAATATTGTTTATTTCTTTAATTGATGTACCTGGAGCTCCTGCCTGGGATATGTTCACCCCATTGATTGTTCCTAAAACCAAAGTCGCATCTATGCCGTTTACTACTCCCATGTTTTTATATTTTTATAATACTATGTAATCGTCTGATGGGTTAAAATAAACCACAATGCTATTACTACTATAAGAGTTTCCGTACCACATCAAAAATCCTACTTTTCTTACCACTTCACCCGGTGTAAACGATGAAAGTACGTTTGTTATGTCTGTAATGCTACCAGATGCACCTGTATTGCTTTCGTCCATGTAAACAGGCATGCCTGTAGATGGTGATGCAAAGTCTGTATATCCTGATGTTAAATCTATACTATACATACCTTGGAGTAATATTGAAGTAGTATTACCTGTAGTTGCTGTTTTTAAACAAATACCTAACATGTTTACTGAAGTATCTTGTTCTAATACTGCATCTGATAAATCCCATTGTCCGCTACCGTTTCTAAAACACAGTTGGCCAGCAAATAGGTTATTGGCAGCAGTTTCGTTAGGTAGCGCAGTTCCGTTAAAATATCCAGATTGCCATGTGTTTGCTGGATCTAAAGTAGATACCATACCTCCAACGGGTTTATAAGTACCGTATGAAGAAGTAATAGCGCTATATCCTCCCAACAAAGCTTTTTGACTAGTTATGTATTGTACATTTGGAGTATCAGTAACAGCGTTAGAACCTGAAGTTAACACCATGTAATTTGGATAATCTCCAAAAGAACCTGTAATGTTACCACCACCTCCACCACCACCTGAACCTGTAGCTACAGTTATGTTAAAAGTAGAACCATTACCTTTTGTAAACGTTATGGTGTTTGAAGATACTGAAGCTGTGATTAAAGCATTTGGGGTATATGATGAAGTAGCTGAGTAAGAGGAACTTGCAGCAGAGTTTGAATTCGTAAATATCGAACCTGTTACATACGATGCTGTTAATGCCTGGGTTGCATAAGAAGCGGTACCTAATAAAGAACCTGTAAATGAAGATGCTGTGATAGAACCACTTACTGTAAGAATATTAGATCCTATACTTGCGGATATAAAAGGAACACTTTGAACTTGGTTTGAGCTTGAAGCATAAACTAAATTACCAATATAGTTGTTAAAAGCACCACCGCTAATACCGGCTGTACCATTTATAGAAACACCTGAAGAACCAGTTGAACCTGAAGTACCAGAAGTACCAGCAACACCTGAAGTACCTGCTACACCGGATAAACCAGAAGAACCTGAAGTACCAGAAGAACCACTTGTTGTACTTGTACCAGAGGCACCATTACCACCGTTTGCACCATTTGAACCTGAAGTTCCTGAAGAACCAGAAGTTCCTGATATATTTGAAGATCCATTTGCACCAGCGTTTCCGTTTGTACCATTTGAACCTGTTGAACCACTTGTACCACTTATATTTGAAGCACCATTTGCACCTGTAGCACCACTTGAACCGTTTGAACCGGATGTACCTGAAGTTCCACTTAGTGCACTTACACCTGAAGAACCTGCTATACCTGAAGTACCGTGGGTACCTGAAGATCCTGAAGTTCCTGAAGAACCTGAAGTTCCGGATACACCAGAAGTACCATTTGCTCCTGTACCTGAAGTACCTGTTGAACCTGAAGTACCAGAAGTACCAGCAGCACCAGAAGTACCGTTTGCTCCTGTTAAACCATTTGAACCTGTTGTACCTGAAGAACCTGAAGTTCCAGATAAAGCAGAAGCACCATTTGCACCCGCAGCACCACTAGAACCGTTTGAACCTGAAGAACCAGATGTTCCAGATAAAGCAGAAGCTCCGAAAGAACCTGCTATACCTGTTGTACCCTGAGTTCCTGAAGAACCGGAAGTACCAGATGAACCTGAAGTTGTTGAATTGCCACTTGTACCTGCTGCTCCTGTTGAACCACTTGAGCCTGAAGAACCTGAAGTTCCTGAAGTTGCACTTAAGCCTGAGGCACCAGCACCACCATTTAAACCACTTGAGCCAGAAGTACCTGAAGAACCTGAAGTATTTGAACTACCACTTGTTCCAGCATTACCACTAGTACTATTGTTACCGCTAGAACCGTTTGAACCAGAAGAACCTGAGGTTCCACTTGTAGCGCTTGCACCACTAGCACCATTGTTACCATTTGAACCAGAAGATCCAGATGAACCTGAAGAACCTGAGGTTGTACTCGCTGCACTTGCTCCTGTAGAACCACTATTACCTGTTGTACCTGAAGAACCAGAAGAACCAGAAGAACCACTTAAAGCAGATAAACCTATAGCGCCTGCTACACCACTTGAACCATTTGTACCTGAGGTACCTGAGGTACCTGAAGTTGAAGATATACCTGAAGTTGATGCTACACCTGAAGTACCAGCAGCACCTGAAGAACCTACAGAACCAGAAGAACCTGAAGTTCCAGAAACATTACTTGTACCTGATCCACCAGCCGCACCATTTGAACCTGTTGTACCTGAAGAACCAGAAGAACCAGACAATGCGCTTGCTCCATTTCCACCAGCAGCACCACTAGAACCGTTTGTACCTGAAGAACCTGAAGTACCTGATAAAGCAGAAGCTCCGAAAGAACCTGCTAAACCTGAAGTACCCTGAGTACCAGATGAACCTGAGGTTCCTGAAGAACCTGAAGTTGAACTTAAACCTGAAGTACCGGCAGCACCACTGGAACCATTAGTTCCACTTGAACCTGAAGTTCCTGAAATATTTGAAGTACCACTAGCACCAGCATTACCATTTGTACCATTTGAACCTGTTGTACCTGAAGTACCTGATATGTTTGAAGAGCCATTTGCTCCTGCTATACCACTTGAACCAGCAGAACCAGAAGTACCTGAAGTTCCGCTTATATTTGAAGATCCGTTAGCGCCTGCTACACCTGAAGAACCGTTTGTACCAGTTGAGCCTGAAGTACCAGACAAAGCGCTTGCTCCATTTGAACCTATATTTCCACTTGTACCAGAAGAACCAGAAGTTCCTGAAGAGGCAGAAGCTGCACTTGCTCCCGCTACACCTGTAGAACCAGATGTTCCTGAAGAACCTGAACTACCACTAGTATTAGATAAAGCGCTTATACCTGCTGAACCTGCAACACCTGTTGTGCCATTTGAACCAGAGGTACCTGAAGTTCCGCTTATATTTGAAGCACCGTTTACACCTGCTACTCCATTTGAACCTGCAGAACCAGAAGATCCAGAGGTTCCTGAAATATTTGAAGATCCGTTAGCGCCTGCGGCACCACTAGAACCGTTTGTACCTGCTGAGCCTGAAGTTCCGCTTAAAGCCGAGGCTCCAAAAGAACCTGCTATGCCTGAAGTACCGTAAGTACCTGAAGATCCTGAAGTTCCTGAAGAACCTGAAGTTGAACTAATACCTGAAGTACCTGCGTTTCCGCTTGTTCCAGCTGCACCACTTGAACCATTTGAACCAGCAGAACCTGAGGTTCCTGAAGTTGTAGAAGCACCAGAAGCGCCAGCATTACCATTTGAACCTGTTGTACCCGTTGAGCCTGAAGTTCCTGAAGAAGCGGAAGCACCTGAAACGCCTCCAACTCCTGAAGAACCAGTTGTACCACTAGAACCTGAAGAACCACTTGTATTTGAAGATGCACTAGCACCGGCTACACCTGTTGTACCACTAGAGCCTGAAGAACCACTTGAACCTGAAGTAACAGAAACACCGGAAGTGCCAGCTAAACCTGTAGAGCCATTTGAACCTGAAGAACCACTTGTTCCACTTAAAGAACTAGCGCCGTTTGAACCAGCGGCTCCTGAAGTACCTGAAGAACCACCTGAACCTGAAGTACCAGAAGGTGAAGAAGTTGAAGTACCAGAAGTACCAGCTATACCTGAAGAACCATTTGAACCCGAAGATCCAGCAGTTCCGCTTGATGCACTAGCACCATTTGAACCATTAACACCTGAAGTACCTGATCTACCTGTTGTACCAGAAGAACCAGCTACCCCACTTGTACCCGAAGTGGCGTTTACATATCCTAAATTGTTTGTTGAGGGATTATAAGTAACAACATAAACTATATCCTGTGTGGGCAAAGTTGCCGCTAAAGGATTAGATCCTGATATTGTTAATGAACCTGTAATTTGGGAATTGCCCTGGTCTACAAGTAAACCATTTTTGACTCTAAATTCGTTTGCCATATGTTACCTTTCACTTTCCAGGTTACTTATAAATATTGTTATAATAGGTTTACAACCGTTTTTATTGTCCATCCTGCTGTAGGAAACACTGTACTTAATACTATATTGGCTCCACTTAAAGAAGATGTTAAATAAACGTTTGATGTATTACCTATATCTAATGTTGTTACTTCATTTGATTGAATGCTACCACCATTCCATACGGTTATTATTTGACCCGCGCGAGCATTTGAACCAGATGATAAAGTATAATTGTAAAATGCTGAGGTATAAGAACCTGTAGCATTTGTTGATAATGTTTGAGCACCTGAGCCTAATGAGCTTGAATTTTGGTTTAAAATAGCTGATTGGCTTATGGTTAAAACATTACCATTAAAATATGATGATGTACTAGCGTATGAAGCAGATGTTGCAGTTGCTGCATTTCCAGAAATAGAAGCACTTATATAAGATAAGTTTTCCCATTTTGTTGCAGTAGCATTATATACTAAAGCTTGACCATCTGTTGGACCAGATATCTGTACATCAGATAAACTTGCTAAAGTTGTAGTAATTGTAGAACCACCACCTCCAGAACCTCCTACACCTCTAAACAATCCACCAGGGATTATAGAATAAGTAGATGAGTTTGTAAAGTTGGCATTATTTTGAACCAATATATATCCTAAAAATATAGCGTTTGCTGCAGTGTTAGGGGCTTCAACAAAAGATTCTATGTTTATGTTAGATAAAGCTGTTGCTTGGTTTGCGTATTGTTGATTACCATAATAAACCACTATTGCTTTTGTAACACTATTAGGATACCAAAACACTCTTTGAATTGACCAACCTCTATTTGGTCCACTACTTGTTACTGCTGTTAAAACACCATTATTAGAATATTGAGTAGGATCAATTGTAGGATAACCAGCACCTCCATTTATAAGATATTCCCATTGAGAACCAGAATCATAATATCTAAATATTTTAGATACGTTTGTACCAGAATCTACTACATAAGAAGGATTATTTGGATCTGTTGTATAATTTGCACCAGGGGTATAAGCTGTACCACTTCCAACAACTAAACTACCTGTAGATGAACCACTTGGGGCTAAAGTAAAACCAGATAATTTTAAAGGTCCAAAAGCTCTATTGAATATATTTTGTGCTTGTTCAAAACCATAGGCTAATGAAGGTTGGGTTTTAACACCGTTGATAGTAGAATTGTTTTGGAAAAGTATAACACCTACATTAATAATAGTATCAAATTGACCATCAGAAAATGGAGTACCTTGTTGATATATATTTCCTGTAGCATTTATACCTACAAAAGCTTGATCATATGAAGCCGATAAAGGAGCAATACTAGCGGTTAAATTTCCCCAATTTACATAAGTTATTGTAGGATATGGGTTATTAGATAAACTTGCATTTAAATTAACTACAATACCTGAACCACTTCCTACTTGATAAACAGTAGAAGAAGCAGTTGATAATACACCACCATTTAATAAACCCGTATATAAATTACCTTCTATCCAACGTAAACGAGTTGTATTTGAATATCCTGAACCGTTTTGAGAAAAATATAAGTCATCTGTAGAACCAGATACAAAAATATAAGATCCTGAAATAGTAGTATCTATATTTTTATTAACAGGATCAAACTTGATAACACCGTTTGTTTCCATGTCACCGTATACTCTAATTGTAGGGGTTGAAGGTGTTGTGGTCGAACCCGATATTATGATTGAACCTGAAAGGGTTGTGTTTCCTAAGAGATTATTGTTTCCTGTTTGTGTGGTTGAACCGGTTATATCTAAACTACCTGTTAATACTTGACTACCTGTTATATAAAATATAGAATTTTCTAAACTTGCAGATAAGAAAGGAACACTTTGAACTTGATTTGAGCTTGAAGCATAAACCAAGTTACCAATATAGTTGTTAAATACAGCTCCGCTAATACCGGCTGTACCATTTATAGAAACACCTGAAGATCCTGCTGTACCACTTGTACCTGAAGTACCGTTTGCACCAGCAATACCTGTTGAACCTGTTGTACCTGAAGAACCTGAAGTTCCTGAAGAAGCAGATAAACCACTTGCTCCAGCTAAACCGCTAGAACCAGAAGTACCAGTTGAACCAGAAGTACCAGATAAAGCGCTTGCTCCATTTGAACCTATATTTCCACTTGTACCACTTGAACCTGAAGTTCCTGAAGTAGCAGAAAGTGCACTTGTTCCTGCTACACCTGTAGAACCAGATGTTCCTGAAGAACCACTTGTTCCTGAAGATGCGCTTAAAGCAGATAAACCATTTGAACCTGCAACTCCACTAGATCCGTTTGAACCGGTAGAACCAGAAGTTCCTGATATATTTGAAGATCCATTTATGCCAGTTGCGCCTGTTGAACCATTTGAACCTGTTGAACCTGAAGTTCCTGATAAAGCACTTGCTCCTGAAGAACCATCAACACCACTAGAACCATTTGTACCAGTTGAACCAGAAGTACCAGATAAAGCAGAAGCACCGCTTGTACCAGCTACACCTGTTGAACCATTTGTACCAGTTGAACCTGAGGTTCCACTAGTAAATGAATTTCCTGAAGTTCCTGCTATACCGCTTGAACCATTAGAACCAGTTGAACCAGAAGAACCGGAAGTAGCAGATAAACCACTTAATCCAGAGACTCCGTTTGAACCTGAAGTACCTGTTGAACCTGAAGTTGAACTAGCACCTGAGGTACCGGCTAAACCAGTTGAACCGTTTGTACCTGTTGAACCTGAAGTTCCGCTTAAAGCGCTTTCTCCTGAAGAACCTGCTATACCTGAAGATCCATTTGAACCTGTTGATCCAGATGTACCTGAGGTTGCACTTGCACCTGATACTCCGGCTATACCACTTGAACCATTCGAACCTGTAGATCCTGAAGTTCCAGATATTGCTGAAGAACCATTTAAACCATTAGCTCCACTAGAACCATTTGTACCAGTTGAACCAGAAGTTCCAGATAAAGCACTTAATCCATTTGTACCCGTAATACCTGTAGAACCATTTGAACCTGAAGTTCCTGAGGTTGCACTTGCACCTGAAGTACCTGCTAAACCACTAGAACCAGAAGTACCAGTTGAACCTGAAGATCCTGAAGTTGAGCTAGCGCCTGAAGCACCGGCTACACCGTTTGAACCTATAGTACCACTTGAACCTGTTGTACCACTAGATGCGCTTAAACCACTTGCTCCTGCTACACCTGCTGAACCTGTCGTACCTGAAGAACCTGAAGTTCCTGAAGTTGCAGATAAACCACTTACACCTGCTGAACCTGTTAAACCAGTTGAACCATTTGTACCTGTTGAACCTGATGAACCTGAATTTGCAGATAAACCTGAGGTTCCCGATAAACCAGCAGAACCGTTTGTACCTGAAGAACCTGAAGTTCCAGAAATATTACTTGTACCTGAAGAACCTACACCACCACTTGTACCATTTGATCCAGTTGAACCTGAAGTACCAGATCCTGTAGCAGAAGAAGTACCTGAAGAACCAACTCCACCACTTGTACCTGAAGATCCACCTGAACCTGAAGTTGCAGATAAACCACTTGCTCCAGCTATACCTGAAGAACCAGATGTACCTGTTGAACCTGAAACTCCACTTGAAGAAGAAGTTCCTGAAGTACCACCAGCACCAGTAGAACCATTTGAACCTGTTGTACCTGAAGTTGCTGAAAAACCACTTATACCAGCGGCTCCACTAAAACCACTAGAACCATTTGTACCTGAAGATCCAGAAGATCCACTTGTTCCACTTGTATTTGAAAGTGCGCTTAAACCTGCTGATCCAGCAACACCTGTTGTACCATTTGAACCTGTTGAACCTGAAGTTCCTGATAAACCAGAAATTCCGGCTGTACCATTTAAACCAGCGGAACCATTTGAACCTGTTGATCCAGAAGATCCACTTGCACCTGAGGCTCCGTTATTACCACTACCACCATTTGAACCTGAAGTTCCTGAAGAACCAGAAGAACCACTAAGGGCACTACCCCCATTGTTTCCTGCAACGCCTGTTGAACCAGATGTACCTGAAGAACCAGAAGTTGAAGATATCGCACTTAAACCAGATGAACCTGTTGAACCCGAAGTTCCAGAAACACCTGAAGATCCAGAAGAACCTGAAGTTGCACTTACATTTGAAATACCATTTGTACCGGCAATACCACTAGAACCATTTGAGCCAGTAGAACCAGAAGTACCTGAAATATTTGAAAGTCCATTTGCTCCTGCGTTTCCGCTTGAACCATTTGAACCAGATGAACCTGAAGTTCCACTTAAAACGCTTAACCCATTTGTACCTGCTATACCAGTAGAACCATTTGAACCAGAAGATCCAGCTGTTCCACTTAAATTAGAAGTACCATTTGAACCAGCGGCACCACTAGAACCAACAGAACCTGTTGAACCTGAAGTACCACTTGTTGATGAATTTCCAGAAATACCAGCTATACCTGTTGAACCATTTGAGCCAGTAGAACCAGAAGTTCCGGAAGTTGCAGATAAACCACTTGCACCACTTGCTCCTGAAGATCCGTTTGAACCTGAAGAACCTGAAGTACCTACAGTACCTGAAGAACCAGAAGAACCACTTGTACCAGAAGAACCAGCAGTACCTGCTGTTCCTGAAGTACCAGCAGAACCTGAAGTACCACCTGTACCTGAAACAGCACCTAAAGCAACTAATGTAAAATATGAAGGAGAATTTGAGGGAGTTTGACTACCATTTGTGGTTTGGGTAACCAACCAAGTACTACCATTATAATATACAAGATCACCTTGTTCATAAGGAATACCATATATAAATCCACCTACCCATTTGTTTATAAAATCACCATTTGAACCTGCTGTACCTGCGCTTCCTGAAGAACCTGAAGTACCAGAAAGACCTGATGAACCTGATGTACCATTATATCCTGAAGAGCCATTTTTTCCTGAAGAACCTGAAGTACCTGCAACACCCGAAGAACCCATAGGGCCTGATGCACCTGAAGTACCTGATGTACCGTAGCTTAAACCTGAAGTACCAGTTGTACCAGAAGTACCATAAGTTTGCCCAGATGTACCAGAAGAACCGGTTCCTCCAGTTCCACTTCCTTGTACTGTATATGCTCCAACGGGTACTTGGTCCAAAAATCTAACTCTAGCCATGTATTGTTTTAAAAAAGTTTAATGTCTGTTATAAATATTTAAATTATGGTTGCTCTAGATGTAGATTGATCCATTTGAACAGCTCTTTGAACTTCTTGTTTTTTAATTTCTGTAGCTAAACCATCAGATGTTATTTGACCGTTAAATATTGCGTCATTAGACGTGGCTTCAATAGAAAATATTACTTTTGTTTTATCTGTAAATTTCTTAATAGCATTTAAGTCTTTTTGTAAAACATTAGGTATTAAATACCCATAAAGTTTTATAGTAAATGTACTTTTAACTGATCTTTCCTCACTATCTGCTAGTTCATTTACAGTAGCAAATGAATCAATTCGCGCTTGGAATTGATATCTTTGAGGATCTCCCCAATATGCATCTGAAGCATAATTGATTGCTTCTACTATTTTGTTTAGCTGTTCTACGTAATAAGTAAATACAGTACAACTGTATTCTATAGTAACGTAGTCTGGCATTATAGTTGCATAATATGTTTTTTGAGGTATTCTATTGTTTAAAACATTAAAATTAGAATAAGCATCCTTTGTTGAGTATTTTTTAGTAAATACTTCAAACAAATTTGGATGATTTGCATCTAATTTATTGGCTATACTTCTATTTCTAGTTATATTATCGCGTTTAAAAACAAGTAAAGGAAGCATTGCTTTTCCTTTAGCATCTCTATAATATCCATCTTTTTGCATTGATTTCCATTTTTCAGGAGAACCATAAATTATAGGTACAGAAATTCTTTGCCCATTTTGTATTACAAAAGGTTGTATTACATTTTGAAAATAATATAAAATTGCCTCATCTATATCTTGAATACCAACACTAAAAGGTTTTACAGTATCTCCTTTAAAAGAAGTTTGTAAAGCTCTGTTTGTACTAGGATCAGTATAAGATAGGTTAGGATCACCTTGTTGAGGAGATGTAGGTACGTGTTGTTGTACACTAATCTCCCTTTGGGTTTTAGGTATCGGTTTTCTTCCTTGTGTTGCCATATTATGATAATCTAGCTTTAATAATATTAATACGATCTTGTGGAGCGTAATGTGTTCTAACTACTATTGAAACATTATAACCAAAATTCTCTAAACCTGGGTTTAAAAGATTATTACCATTTGAATCATAGTTGGGATAATATGGGTTTTTACCAACAAATAATTGGTTTGAAATCACATTATCTACTTCAAAATAACCATTTTGATATTCTATAATATCACCTACTTGAGGAAATACATTTGCTTGTGTTAAATCATCAACTAAAAATGAAAACGAAGCACCCCAATCAAGATCTACACCAACACCATCTTGAATATAATTTTGGTTGCTTCGATCTATTAAACAAAATAAAAGAACAGGTTCTTGAAAATAATGCCCATCAGTAGATTCACCATACATATTAACTTTAGTTTCAGTAATATTGTATTTGTAATAAACACATTGTTGGGAAATAATATTATCCATTACTTCTCTGTTCACATATCTGAACATACTAACATCTCTTGCTGAACCGAATAAAGCGCACATATTATATCATTTTTTTTGTTTTATTTATCAACCAATGAATATTTGAAGAGGAACATAATTGATTTCTTCAACTCTAGCTTTTGATTCTGCTGCTCTTCTTTCAAATAAAGCTTGTTTTGAAGTTTGATCAAAATATTCTCTTAATCTTTGAATTAAAGCATCTTTAGTTGCTGTAGCAGAGGATAACAGATCTGCTTGGTTAAGTGTTACTTCTGAATTTGGAATAGGAACTGTACTATATTTTCCTCTTACATATCCTAACATTTCTTTTGATACAGCTAAAGTATATTCAAATATCCATTGGCGACCAATGGAATTTATATATGAATAAGTTGGATTACCAAAAGGAACATTTGATTCGTTTGTAACTTTATCAGGTGCTTGTACAATTGCACTATTTGTTCTTTCATCTAATAAAATATATTGAAAAGACAAATAAGAATACACATTACTATAATCAGGAATAGGAAATATTCTTAGTTTATTATTTATTAATTCAAAAGTATAGTTTGCTAAAGATACTTGATTATTAATTTCAACACCTTGTATTCCTTGTAATGTTAAACTTGTAGGTACCATTAAATAACCAGTAGCACCATATCCTAAACCTAAACCAGCGGCATATGCACCTATTGGTGGAACACCTCCTAAACCAGCAAAAGCTGAAGGATCATATAATTGATTGATAGCAGGTGGTGGATAATAAAATACTCTTTTAATTTCAATCCCACCAGTAATGCTTTGAGAAATTGCCCAATCTCCTAAATCGTAATCTTGTACGCCTGGTTGTAAAGCAATAGAACCACTATACCAGTTTACATTACCACCAGTACCTGCTTCTTCAGCATATTGTTGAGATAAACGCACTATATTCGCAAATGAAGGCGTAATAAGCGCTTGGTTTACATTTGAGCCAGTAGGGGTGCCTTCTAAAGAAAGCATGTTGTCTCTAACCTTAAATGCGTAAAGTTCATTACCATAGGTTGTTACCGCTTCTTCAAAAGCAGTATAAAAATTTATATCTTGCAATTCAACTTCCTGGATTGGGTATCCCATACGTTGAGCACAAAATTTTGCTACTTTATCAGCATCTACTTGAAATTGTGGATCGTTATCATAAAACCCAAATGGAGTGTCTCCGGGTTGAAATGATGATGATCCAGGCCATATTGGTACGTTCATGTTTTATTAATTTCCTATTATAAAATATTCAACAGTTGCAGAACCTGTTAAAGGTTCTAAACTAATGGATGATATGTTGTTAAATACTAACCCACCAGCTATACTACTTGTCATTAAAGTTGTAGACATCATGTACGAGCTACCAGTAGCTAATACATAATTCATACTTTCTGTTGGAGAAGATATGTTGATTACTACAGAAGTTGTAGTTGAATTATTAGTAATTCTACCATATTGAAAACTACCTGTTGAAAAAGTACCAGCAGAAGATGCGCTAGAAAAATTAAATATTGTTGTTAATGAACCTGAAGATATATTTAGGGTTCTATTATCTGTGTAATTAACATTACTTATGTTAAAAGTGGTTAAATTATTACTAACAACGTTATTTGTGTTTATACTTTCTAGTATTTGTAGATTAAAAGTGGACATTGTTTTATTTATAAATATTAAAAAAGGGGTTCTAATTTAGAACCCCAATTAATCAAATAAATATAAGTTAAGTTATTTTCCGTATTCGTAATCCAATATTTTTCCAACTAAATCTGAACGGTGATTTGCGTGGAGTTTAATCCATTTAATTTCTTCAATTTTTTTAGATAATTCAATTGCGTAAGTTAAACCGTTAATTTCGCCGGTAGGTGATTTTATGTCAGTTTGCTCGTTATCTCCGTTTATCACGATTTTTCCGGTTTTACCTAAACGAGTTAAGATGGCTAACATTTCGGCCTTGGTAAGATTTTGTGCTTCTTCTACAATTAATATGTCATCTATTGTTTTACCGCGAATAAATTGTACAGGAAGTGCTTTTATTTTTTCATCTTCTAGCAATTTTGATACTTCGTTTTTATCAGTACAGCATTTGTTTAGATTTTCCAGTAAAGCTTCCATATAAGGATCGAATTTTTCATTTAAACTCCCTGGAAGAAAACCTAAACTTTTACCCACCTCAATAGCTGCGCGTGTATTGTATATACAATTTATTTGTTTTTTCTTAAGAAAATCTAAAGCTGATTGAGCACATACTAAACTTTTACCACTACCTGCTCTACCTGTTACTATGACAATTTGGTTGTCTATTATTAAACGTTTGGCTTCTTTTTGTTCTTCGTTTAATTGAACGGAATTGATTGATTTTATCTCACTTTTACGTTCACGGTTTGGTTCTCGCATTTATAAAAACTTGGTTCTCTTATACATATTAGCAAAAATATAAAAAAAGCCCGGGAAAACCCGGGCTTAATTTAATTTATCTATTCTAGATTAAAGGGTATTTAAACCATTTATATAGATCTTAGCATAGAATTCGGGACGTAACATCTTCTTAGCGTAACGAGTTAATAGACCTTTACGTGGAGTGAAGGTATTAGGATCGTACACTAGAGGAGTCATGATTAACGGAATGTACGGAGCGAATACAGCACCTGCTTCTAAGAACTGAGTACCACGATATCCTAAAAGGATTAAGTTTTCAGTTACATATGGGTTCTTGTATACTTTGTAACGACCGTTGAATGAACCTATCTTTTGTACACCAAAAGCATATTCCATTTGATCAGCTTCACCATTGTTATTAGAAGCAAAACCAGGAATTGATTCGATGATAGTAGCAATTGTAGGAGAAATTACCATCCAGTTAGCACCACCACGTAGAGTTAATTGGTGAATTTTGTTTGATAATTTTTGGATTTTTGTTCCTAAAGTTTGGAACCATTGACCTTGTGTGTTATAGAAACTTGAACCATTTGATACTACACCACCAGTTGCAGTAACTATAGTATTATTAGCAGTTGACCAATATTCTGTACCAGCAGCAGCATCTTCAATTAACATATCTAAGATTTCTAAATCAATTTCCATTGAAATATACTCACTTAACATATTAGTTAATTCAGCTTCAGCATCGATGTTTTGGTAAGCATTTAAGTCTTGAGCAAACTCAGGAGTCCATACTGCTTTTAGTTTCTTAGTTTTAGCTGTAATCTCTTGAGATTCCATACCAATGTTAATTTCTGGAATAGAAATTGTAGTTGAACTTAAAGAGTTCGGAGTTGAGTAACCAGGTAAGTTACCAGTTTGAGTACCACCTTCTGTAATATCTTCAAAATCACCACGTGCGTTATCGTTAGTTAATTTGTTGTAGAAGATAGTAACTGGACCTGCTGGAGCAGCAGAGAAAGCTGTTGAAGTACCAGAAACATAAAAAGTAATAGTAGCGCCAGTATAGTTGTAAGTAGTAAACTGAGGTAAAAGATTAGCAACAGTGAAACCACTACCACTTAATATAAAACCACGTACTGCATCAGGATCAAAGCTAGTTAAAGATGATGTAGGAACAGTAACAGCATAAACTTGGTTTGCTGCTTGAGAAGCTGAATAAGCTGAATCATAGTTTAAGTTAGCCCAAGAAGCTGAAACTACTGAACCTGTACCAGCGGCAATAGTAGGAAGTGTACCACCACCACTTGAACCAGATACTTGAATTGAAGCTGAGAATTGGTTGGTAGAATAAGTGAAACGACCAGCTCCATAAAGACCACCTTGAGGAACGTTAGTTGAGAATGGGAACTGAGAAGCAGTGTTACTAGTACCACCATAAAGTGATTGACCAGAGGTAAATGGATTCTTGCTAGTACCATATTGGAAATCTAGGAAGAATACTAGACCTGAAGGTAGGTTCATTGGTTGAACTGAAACGAATTCTTTAGCGGCGATTTGACCAAACACCTTACGTACTAATGGTAAAGCGATACCTGACCATTGCTCACCTTGACCTGGAGTGAAGAAAGCACCTGTACCAGTTGAAGAAGCTTCAGTTACTAATTGTTTTGCTTGGTTTTCAAGCATAAGGGACATATTGTTTCTGTCCATTTCATTCAAGCCTTCTAATAGGCCTGTTTTTTCCCATTTCTTAGCTAATCTAGCTGCATCACTTTGTAGTGATTTGTATGGGTTTGCAGATTCTAATAATTGTTGAATTTGACTCATTTTGTTTAAAATTTAATTGTTTTTAGTTTTTAGTTTTTTTACTTTTTAATACCGGCTAATTTTTGCATTCTTTCAAAAGCAGCATTAACTTCGATAATTGGTTGTTTTGTGTTTTGAGCACCAGCTATAACTTTAGAAGCCATTCCTCTTACAGATTCGTTTACTGGAGTTTTAGTTGTGTTGTTTAAACCTTCTAATACTGTTTCGTAAACTAGTTTAGCTTCGTTTTTAGTTTTTGCCTTATCAAAAGCTTCTAGTACTTTTACTTTTTGAGATTCGGTTAAGTTTTTAGCTTTAAACACTTTATTTGTATAAAGAAGTTTTGCGTTTAATAGATTAGTTTCCATAAGATCAGATTTAACTTGAGCTAATACTTTGTAAGCTTCATCTAATTCTTTTTTCATTTCATCCATTTCTTCTTTCATAGTTTCATAATCGCTATTTTTCATAGCTTGATGTTTTGCTACTTTAGTGTAACCTGAATCTTTTGGATTTTTAGCGGTACCGTGACCTCTTTCTTTGTAGTGAACTTTTTCACCAGCTTGATGAGGAGTTTTTGTTTTTTCAGTGTAACCTGAATCTTTAGGGTTTACTGCTTCATCCATGTCTTCGTACATACTTTCGTCTTCTTCACCTTCTTCGCCTTCAGCACCTGGTTCATTTTCCATTCCTGGATGGCCAGCTTCTAATTCGCCAGCTTCAACCATGTCATTGATTACGCTTTCGATGAATTCTTTAAGGTCTTCTTCAGACATGTTTTCAAGATCGATTTCGATGTCTTCTTCATCACCTTCACCTTTAGCTTCATTCAAATCAGTGTCGTTTACACCATTTGAAGCTACGTTTCCGTGAGCCATTTCGCCTTTAGGATCATTGATTACTTCGTCCATGTTTTCTTCTTCCATGCCTAGTTCTTTTAATAACTCATCTAAGTTCATTTCGTCCATAGATTTTTCTTTTGATTCGTCCATGTCTTCAAATTGGGTTTTTTCTTCGTCCATTTCTTCATCCATGTCTTCATCTAGTAAACCTGCTTTTTCAAATACATCCGGATCTGTTAAATCTATCCAATTGGCTTTTATGTATGAAGCCTCACTCATGTCATCTATAGATTGCATGCAAAAATCATAATAATCTTTTTTGCTGAT